TCAGGCAAAGCTACAGGGATTAGAATATATTAAGAACATGATAGTATTGAGGCAAAACTGTGTATAGCTCACTAAATATTTACAACCAGCCCATAACACAAGCTGCTACCACAGTTGCAAGCCCTAATGCGGCATACCAGAGAATGAGTCAGTTTTGGGATTTGATAACAGATTTGAAGGAAGGAACATATAAGATTAGGAGTGAACATAGAAAGTATTTGCCACAGGAGGCAAGAGAAACAGATGATAGCTATGACGTAAGGCTAAGTAGGTCAACAGTAGTGCCATATTTGCAGCGTATTGAAAAGATGCTTTCAGGTATGTTGGTCAGGAAGCCAGTAAGACTTGATGATGTATCTGACTTAGTAAGAGAACAGTTATTTGATGTTGACCTTGAGGGTAATGATCTCAATGTTTGGCTATACAACACAGCAAGACTGGCAATCAGCTTTGGTCATGTTGGAGTTCTTGTAGATGCACCAAAAGAAGGGGACAAGACCAGACCATACTGGGTGACATATACACCGAAAGATATACTTGGATTTAGGAGTGAGATCATAGATGGTGTAAGGCAACTCACACAGTTGCGTTTATTGGAACAGGTTGTTGAGCCAGATGGAAAGTATGGTGACAAGATCATTAAACAGATTAGGGTATTGGAAAGGGGCAGATATGAAATTCATAGAAAAGATGAAAAAAAGGGTGAATATAAATTATTTGATGAAGGTGAAATGAGCCTTAAGGACAAGATTCCTTTTGCCATTGCCTACTCCAACAGAGTTGGTTACTACGAAAGTCGCAGTCCTTTGTATGACATTGCAGAACTAAACTTAAAGCATTATCAAATACAGTCTGACTTGGATAATATCTTGCACATAAGCTCTGTTCCTATGCTTGCAGTCTTTGGTTATCCAAATGCAGATGAGATAACAACAGGTCCTAATGAAGCACTATCATTGCCACCTGAGTCACGCATGGAATATATCAGCCCCTCTGGTGATAGCTATGACAGCCAGTTCACAAGATTGAAAGATATTGCAGAACAGATAAATACACTTTCATTAGCCGCAGTACTAGGACAGAAGTTAGTAGGAGAATCAGCAGAGGCTAAAAGGATAGATAGATCGCAAAATGACAGCACTATGATGGTGATAGCACAGCAGATGCAAGACCTGATTGATAATTGCTTGAAGTTTCATAGTGAATATCTCAATGAACCTAATGCTGGTAGTTCTTTTGTAAACAGGGATTTTGTAAGTGCAAGACTAGAACCACAGGAGATAACATCATTGCTCACATTGTTTACTGCTGGAACTATCACACAAGAAACATTGCTAAATCAACTATCTGCTGGTGAGGTTCTAGGTGATGACTTTGACGTTGAAGAAGAAATCGAAGGTACACAGCAGGGAGGTCTTACAGAAGTAGAGCCACCAGAAGAACCTGACGAAGAACCAGAAGAGGAGGAGGAAGAGGGAGAAGAATGATAGATGAGTATTCCAGAGGTATTTTTTAGGGAAACTATTGATCTAAATAGATATAGTAATGCTGTATCTACAGAATTTCAGACAACTTATAACGACATAATTCTTGTTGCTGCAAAAAAACTAAAGCAATTAAATATAAGACAGGCCGAAGCTGGGGCAGGGGTTGTCATTGCACCAGAAACAAGGAAGAGACTCAGGGCAATAATTAGACAATCAACAAAAAGCCTTGATACATGGTCAATCCTGACAACAAGAAAGATGATAAAAGAGATAGAAGGTTTAGCAGATGTTCAAGCTGGGTTTATAGAGAATGAACTTAAAAAAGTAGTTAAATCAGGAAATATTCCCATCAACTCAGTAGCAATAAGCCCAAAGTATGCAGAGTCTTTTGTGAAAACAGACCCAACTAAAACAAATATTTTTACTAGCAAAGAGTTTACAGAAGATGATTTTAAAAGGTTTGGGCAGGGCAAGTTTGAACTGACTGCAAGACAAGGGGCAATGCAAACTTTACCAAATGGACAAACAGTCGAAAAAGCTTTTAGAGGAATAGCTGAAAATCAGAAAGACGCACTCACAAGACATATAAGGCAGGGAGTGTTTAGTGGTGAGTCAAGTGCAGAAATAGCAAGACGTATGGCTGGCAAATTAGAGTTTGGACAGAAGGCTCTTTCATCTAGGCAGAAAGCTTTGGCTGGTGGTGAACTTACTAAGCTTGCTAATCATCAAATAAGAACCATTGTCAGAACATCTGTAAACCAAGTACAAAACCAAGCATCACAGGCTGTCTATGCAGCAAACAGTAAGGTAGCACCCAAATACCAATATGTCGCAACGCTTGATAGCAGAACAAGTGCAGTTTGCAGGGACTTAGATGGCAAGACTTTTGCATATAACAGAGGCCCGACACCACCACAGCATTTTAACTGCCGATCTACTACAGTTCCTGTTGTTGATTATGAAGGATTAAGTAAGAGAAAAGGTTTTGAGGATTTAAAACCGCCACCAGTGGGCAAGGTTGTTACCAGACCAAGTGCAACAGGAAGAGTCCCACAAGACACTACCTATGGTGAGTGGTTGTTGAAGCAAGATAAAAAGTTACAGGTTAAGACTTTAGGTAATACAAAAAAAGTAAATTATTTTAAGCGTCTTGCAAAGAAGGAAGGTTCTGGACAGAAGGCAATAAAGAAACTTGTGCGTGATGATGACAGTGAAAGAAGTCTTAAAGATTTACAGAGAATCTATGGTAAGCCTACAAATATCAAGCCAAAGCCAAAGCCAAAGCCAAAGCCGGTTGTAGGAACAGCTAAAGCATCTGACTTTGTTAAATCAAAACCGATTGAAAAGTTAAGCAATAAAGATATGATTGCGAACATAAAAGCATATAAAAAACATTTAAGAGATCAAGCTAAAGTACAAGGCAAAAAGATTTCACCCTTTGATCTTGGGCCTTACGACACACAAATCGAAAGGTTAGAGCAGGGTCTTACTGCTTTTGATATGACTGAGGCAGATAGAGCTTTTACTAGCGGAGCAAGACTTGATTATCTTTATTGGAGGCAAAAAACTTATAATAAAAAACCTATAAGAGTTAAAAATATTGATGAATTAAAAAAGAGAACAGATGTTGTCAAAGCTGCTGATGGAGAAAATTTAATTATTTACAGAGGGGTTACTGATGAAAAGTTTGCAAACCAATTTAAGGGAGTTGGTACAAAAGGTGCGGAACACTACGCTGGCAATGGTATTTATGGCAATGGTAGTTATGCAGCCGCAAGGAATATTCATGGCCCAAAATCAATAGTAAATAAAGCCAATAATGATGCTCTTGCACTTGCAAAACAATATGCTGGTGAAGATTTAGAATACAATATGATTCTTTCAAAAGCTCAAACAGACAAAAGAGTAACAGCCTTTGCATTAAGAAAAGACGCAAATATCAAAACATGGAAAGCTGGTTCAAGTGTAAAAACTACACGAAAGAGTCAGTTTCATGCTGGCCCAGATGGTGACTGGTATAAAGAAAACTTTGAAGTTTGGAAAGAAGAAACAGTAAAAAAAGCAGAAAAATTAACTGGATTAAAATACAATTCAGTAGGAGAAGCCGCTACAGCACTTGGGATTGACGCATATCAAGTACCTTTACCACTAACGCAAATGGATGAAGTAACAGGTGTTATAACAAGAACTACTTTTGATTATTGGGTAATACTCAACAGATCAGCTATAATAGTAAGTGATACTGTAGGCTTATGAACATTGATAAGCCTGATATATCTAGGCGGCTTGGTAAGTTGATGACTACCATGAATGTCCCTATTGCGTATCAGGAAGAATTTTTAAGAGAGGCTTTTAAGGCAAAAGATATGGATTCTTTTGTCAAAGACATTAATGCTGGAAAGTTTTTTAAATAATGCCACTAAAAAAAGGCAAATCACAAAAGACTATCTCTGGCAACATTCGTTTGCTGATGAAAGAGGGCAAGACATTAAAACAAGCTCAAGCAATAGCTCTATCAACTGCTAAAAAACGCAAAAGGAAGTAATATAAAGACAGCTACTTTTATTGTTATGCCTTCACACTATGGTTCAATGAAGCCCAAAGGAACAAAGAAGAAAAAGAAAGGAGGCAAAAAATAATGGGATATATTTTCAAGGTACAGGGCGAAGAAGAAACAAAAAAGCCTAAAGAAACTAAGCCCACTGCTAAAAAGAAAACTAAAAAGTGACTAGAAAACTAAGGCGAGTTCCAAA